CAGTGGGTCTCCGACGAAATGTCGAAGTTCCCGCTGTGGTTTAATCGGGATACAAGTAGTATCTCGGTTATCCCTGATGCTCTCGCCCCTTACGCCAAGGGGAGACAGTATCTATCCACAAAACAGGTTCCGTCGAGCCTGATTTTGCGGAAGGCCGGTTCTTCCTCTATCTGGAAGAACCGGTCTGAGCTCCTCCGGAGTGGGTTTACCATCTCCGAGGGAACTGTTGCCGAGGACGGTACAAGACTGTACCGTAACATGGCAATGCCGGGTGCGGTTGGTTTAGGCCAATCGTACTCGGAGAGTCTCTCTAACCTCTTGCATGAGGCTAGTGAGATCTCTGACCTCCAGCACCAGCCAGGTGCTGAAGGTCAGCTATCCGACGAGGACTCTGGCGAGTCCGGATCGGATTCTGGAACGGAGACCCTTGAAAAGGTCCCGGGCCAGTCAATCCTCATGAAACGTAAGAAGTTCATGAGGATTAAGTACAGTGACCCATGGAAAATCCATGCGGCTGCTGTATTCAATGAGGCTGCATCACAGAGTGGTGCCGACCTCATTGTGTGGTCTGGAGACGGAATCCGTCTCCAGGACACACTGCCGCCCCGACTCTTGGGAAAGAGTTGGAGCGGTGGGGCGAAGAACCGACTTAGGTTCTCCGCTCTAGCAGATCCCGATGTAAAGTTACACGTGATCTACTCTCACACACATTGGGGAAGAGCCCTCAAGGTGATGTGCAACGACCGTACCAACCCGTCAAGGTTGGTGTGGGCGAGAACTCTCAGGTATCGAGTGAATCGATTCCTGAGAGGAAACCACGATCCGTGCGCAAGCCGCGCACAGATCGAGGCAATCTTCGTCGACCCTTTTCAAAAGAAGTCGGTGAAGGCACGGTCTGAGCGTCTCATTGAGATGCTTAAGACCGTAGACGGGATATTTGTCCAGAGGTATCTGGCATATCCCGAAGAGGTGTGGACGTGGGATAGATACGACGTCTTCACCTTGGGAAACATCTCCAATTTGATTGGGGATGAATTCCTCGATGGGGAGCTTCGTCCTGAAGCTCTAACCATCGATTCCGCGTACTCTCAATTGAAGAAGACGCGGAAGCTGTTCAAGGACCTCTCCCATCGAGGAGAGAACTTGGACACGCCATCCGGTATAGGTTCTATACCCGGGTGGTGTAGACAGTTCGCAAACGTTTACAAACGTTTCGACCTGTCGAAGGGACATCGGCGGACATTGCTCGCCGGTATCCTTTCTCAGACCAGGGGTGCGGGAACTCCGCCACCTCTGGTTCTGCTGCAGTCGAAGTCAAAGTTCCTTTTGACTATTTCGGCTGCAAGTCCGCCATTGACCCCTACTCAAAGGGGCCTGATGACGGCTGCTCTCTCGGAGGTTCTGAATGAACTCCCGAAAGAGGCATTCACGGGACTCGCGACGAAAGCGCGAGTAACCGTGACAACCTCCTCCTCTTGGGAAAAGACCCGAAGGGAAGGCGGTACAGTTGAGGCTGTGAGAGAAATCATAACCTCAACTGATCCTTGCCATCAAGTTCCAGTCCGGAACTTGGAGACAGGAGAAGTCGAATCATGGAAGAGCATCCGTGACTTCGACTCCATCGGGGAGTTTGTATTTTGGTCTTGTCTGGACCACACTCTCCGAACACCGTTAGAAGAGCTAAAACTAGCCTTCCTAACGATGATAAAGGAGCCTGGTAAAGCGAGAACTGTTACCAAGGCCCGTGCTTGTTTAAAGGTCGTTCTTGACCTTGTAAACAAGCTCTGCTCTGAGCCCCTGAAGAAGGGAATCAAGAGTAGCACATCCGGGATGGGAGCTTCCAATCACGGGTGGAACCTCTTCAACCGCTTACACGAAGCGGATCAGGAGGAGACTGTCTTCTCTCTGCTCAGCAGAGAGGAGACGGCTTACGAAGGTTACGTCGAACGGACGGACACCTTTCGTCACCTCTACATGGTCTCAACGGACTATGAGGAGGCAACAGACAGGATGGACCACGCTGTGGCCGCCTGTCTGGGAGGGGCATGGATGCGCAAATGCGGCATCCCTACCCTTCTTCGCGCGATTGTACACAAAACGTGTTTCACCGGGCGAATGGTTCTCTTCCAGGCAACTGGTGCCTTGAAGAACCACGGGACGCAGACTGCCTATCCAGGCATAAACTGCGTCCGTCTTTGCCAGGGAGTCCTCATGGGGGACCCTCTGACAAAACCGATTCTCCACCTTGTCAACGTGGTGAGTCGGAAGTTGGGAAGTAGGATGAACGATCCTGACTTCTACAACAGATTCAGCAACGGCCGGCAAGCCTATGCTGAATACGTGCGATCTAGGGATGGTGGAAGCCAACCTAGAGCGTAAGTGATGTGGACCCAACGTCAATTGGACCCACACCTGCAACGGTAGCCCCTATGGAGGGGAG